ATGACTGCAAAGGCTGGGATTTCAGCGGTAGGTGTCGCATTGAAAGGATTGGACTTCATCAAGAGTCTAAATCCATTCAAGAAGTTCGGAGCGGATGCAGCAGAAGGGACAGCAGAAGCAGCTAACAGCGCTAGACGTTCTAAGTCAACTATTACTCAGCTATTTAGCGGAATATCCAACGTTATCAAGTCTTCTGGTAATGCAATCAAAGGAATCTTGACAGCCATATTCAAAGGTATTGCTGAAACTTACAAAGGTTTCGGGCAAGGGATGAAATACGTTTTGCAAGGCCTTAAAGGATTGAATCCAGCAACCTTGCTTTCGTTCGGTGCTGCCGTAGCTGTTGCCGCAGTCGGTATCGGTGCAGGGATTGCATTGATTGTGGCTTCATTCTCACTATTAGCAAGCCATGCTAGTGGTGTTTCACAAATCATTGGCTCTATCGGTTCAGCGTTCGGTACCGTTGTTGAATCCATCGGTAAGGCAGCCGGAACTATCGTAGAATCGTTCGGTACTGCTTTCGGTATCGTTATCAAGGCAGTCGGAGAAGCTGCGCCCGGTCTTGCACAATTAGCGCCATTGGTAGAAGCGGCTGGTACTGCTCTAGGAAATGCAGCGCCATTCGTTACGGCCTTCGGCGCAGCACTGACATCTATTCTAGGTGTGTTGCCAAACGTGATTAACGCATTGACTAACTGGGTCACTGCTTTAGGAAGTGCAATCAGTGGAGTTGTTGAAGCGTTCACTCCGATTATCCAAATTATTGGTGACACAATCACGGCAGTAGCTCAAATCATCGCTAACGCTATCGTGGCAATCGCACCAGTTATTGCAAATTGCATCGTTCAAGTTGCTCAAGTAATTGGCCAGTTTGGACCACAGATTGCAATGGTTTTACAAGTTGTTGTCCAAGCCATTCAAGCGACGGCACCCGTCATTATGGCCTTGATTCAAGGGATTGTGACAGTCATTCAAACGATGGCACCAGTCATTAGTCAAGTGATTTCTGCTATTGTTACGGTCGTTCAAACACTCGCACCTATCATCAGTCAAATTATTTCAGCGATTGTTACAGCAATCACTCAAATTGTGCCTATTATCACAGCTATCGGTAGCGTGATTTCTGCGACCTTGCAAGGTATCGCTGGAGTAGTATCAGCGGCTGGGTCAGCTATTGCTGTTGCTGCAATGGGTATCGGTCAAGGTATCTCTACAGCGTTGAGTAGTGTAGCAAGTATCATTAGTGCTACTGGTTCAGCTATTGGCGCAGCATTGCAAGGCATTGCCAGCGTAGTGCAGTCGGTTGGTACGTCAATTGGTACTGCTGCTCAAGGCATTGGTACTGGTATCAAGTCAGCGTTTGAAGGGATTTCAAGTACCATCAGTTCAGCTGGTAGTGCTATTAAGTCAGTCCTCGATGGATTGGCTAGTGTGTTCAATTCAATCGGTACGGCTGCTCAAAAAGCCGGCTCTGGTTTCAATCAATTGGCTAATGGCGTTGTTAAAATCACCAATACTAACCTTGGAGACATGGCTGCATCTCTTGCAGCGGTCGCTAAAGGTGTAGGCTCTATCGGTGACAACTCAGCAGGACTTGCGACTGCTGGTACTGGTATGGCTAACCTTGGTAATGGTATGAGCAAGGTTTCTAGCTCTGCTAATGGTGCGGTAGCTGGCTTGAGCAAGTTTGCAAGCACTGTCTCAAGTATTCAATCAGCGTTTTCTAACTTGCAAACACTGTTAAGCACGGCTGGAAACTCTTTTAGCACATTCTCAAGCCAAGCTATGCAATCAGTAAGTGGATTGACTGCAATTGTAGGGCCTATCACGAATTTCCAAACGCAGATTATGTTGATTGTCCCTTCACTCATGCAAGCAGCTACTGGATTGACTATGTTTAGCACAGTAGCGATGGGCTTGACTACTAGCTTGACCTCAATTGGTACGGCTATGACAGCGTTGACGACCAGTCTGACTACGTTAGCTACTCAGCTAACAATGGTAACGACTAGCTTTACAATGATGGCTACTAGCTCAACTATGTTAGGGACTAGCTTAACCATGATGAGTACTCAATTCATGATGATTGGTACTTCACTAACCATGCTAAACACCCAATTTATTACGTTTGCCACTGGAATCATGCAAATGACAAGCCAGCTTATGATGGCTGGGTCAGCAGTGACTATGTTTGGTGCTCAACTCATGTCAGCTCAAGTCGGATTCTCAACCATGGGAATGATGACTACTATGCTAGCTACACAGTTAACGATGGTTACGGTAGCAGCTCAAGCGGCTGGTGCTGGTCTTGCAGTCGTTAGTGGTCAAGTCATGGCACTGTCAACCGTGTTTGCTAGTGTCGCAGCGTCAGCCATGATGTTGTCAGCAACCATGACTCAGCTTGGTATGGCAGTGTCTATGGGCATGATGTCAGCAACTCAAGCTGTCACTGTCGGAGCTATGCAAATGACTGCAGCGCTTCGAGCGAGTGGCATGCAAATGGTTGCTAGTGCACAAGCCTTCATGAATCAAATCGTGTCAGCGGTCAGAAACGGCATGAACCAAGTCGTTGCTGCAGTAAGGGTTGGCGGCGCTCAAATGGTTTCGGCCATGCAGTCCAGTGGACAACAATTAGTTGCAGTTACTCAAGCAGCGGTTAACCAAGCAGCAGCCGCAGCAAGGGCCGGCTATGGTGCCTTTTTCTCAGCTGGTGCTTACATGGGGCAAGGACTTGCTGCTGGTCTTAATTCTGCAATAGGAGCAGTTACAGCAGCAGCTAATGCCTTGGTAGCCCAAGCGGAGCGTGCGGCACAGGCTAAAGCCAAAATCCACTCACCATCGCACTTATTCCGTGATGAAGTTGGTTGGTACATTGGTCTCGGTATTGCTGAAGGTATTGATAACTCAGCACCAGTCGTTGCTGAGAGTCTTGGTTCAATTGCCAGCCAAGTCGAATCATTTAACGCTAGAGCCACCGCAATGTTAACCGGTGCTACTTCAAACATGGCTAGTCAATTGAAAATGGAAGTGCTCAGAGATAAAACGCCAGACGCTACGATTTCAGCACGTCAAGAAGCCTATGCTGCACACTCAGCTGGATTGCTTAATGATGTGATTGACGCTCTTGTAGACGTCAAGGAACAAATTGCACAAGGTCAAAACATGGTACTGGACACTGGTGCTCTTGTCGGTGGCACAGTTAACAACTTTAACAGTGCTATTGATACGATTAAAACTTTGAAAGGACGACACAGATTATGATTACTAAAATTAAAGAGTATATATCATTCGGCGATTTTAATAGTCGTGACGCTGGTTGGTACCTTCAAAAACGTGAAGCACCAACGCCAGACGAAAAAGAAATTGTCGAGTCTATCCCTTACATGCAAGGTGAGCTTGACTTCTCTAGTGCTCTTGGTGAGCGTGTATTCGAGTCAAGAGAAATTACGTATGAGTTCAAATTACCGTTTACCACTTATGAAAATCGCAAAATTGCTGAAAGACAGATTAAGTCAAGTATGGTTACTAAAACACAACGCAAGTTGAGAGATACTCACGACCGTCGATATTACTGGATGGGCAAGGTTAAGCACATCAAGGTAGCAGACGACCCTATTAAGAAAAATCTGGTCGCTACCATCGTCTTCAAATGCTATCCATTCGCATTCCATGAAGACGAATACTTCGACGATGTTTGGGATACGTTTGATTTTGAAAATGATAATTCAACGTGGACTAAATGGTATTTAGGTTACGAGAAGAAGAAAACACCCGTTTATTTCGTCAACGCTGGAGATACATCAATCAGCCCAGTAATAATCTGTAGTGAAGATATCACTCTTAAAGATGCAAATGGCACCATCTACTACCTCAAGAAAGGTGAGAACAAAGATTTTGCTCTCACATTAGACATTGGTATCAATTATTTCGAAGCTCAAGGGAATGGAACGGTGGCAATGCACTATTCTAATGAGGTGATGGCATGACAGTATCTTGTGATAGCATTGAAATTTTCAACATTAGCAGCACGGGCTACGCTATCCGTGTTAAAGGTCTAAGGTCTAGTAATGGCATCTCTGGATTGCAAGTTCCAACGTGGTCGGAAGAATCTGGACAAGATGACCTTGTCTGGTATGATGCTCTAAAATGGGGCGATGATTGGTACTGTACCATTAATGCAGTTGACCACAACAGCGACAGTGGTACATATCAATCTCACTTCTACGTAGTTACTTCAAGCGGCCAGAAGGAATACCTTGACGGTAAAAAGATAAATGTTCCAGAGCGCCCTGTCGGCTTAGCGAAAAAAGCGGGATATGCCATCTATTGGTGGCCTAGTTTCCTTGATAGGCGTTGGGATAAGCTCAATCGGACTACTGCAAGCCGCAGGGTTATCCACGACCCATACAGTCCAAGAGGTAACAAGATTGTGCACGGCGAAATCAAGCAAGCCGTCAACAGTATCCACGAATTAGAGTTTTCAATCCCGCTAGACCATACGATGTATCAAAAGATGGTTCAGTTTAAATCAATCATTGAAGTCGTCAATCTGAGGGACAATGAGATTGAGTTCGTCGGTCGGGTTTTGACGATGACTAATGAGATGTCAACGGACGGATTCGTTCAAAAGGTCGTATGTGAGGACTTCCTGTCATATCTTCACGATTCTGCTCAGTGGTTTCAGAAATTACCAAACAGAGGGTCTGGAGACTATTTTAAGATAATCTTTGAATCTGCAAATGTTCAGATTGAGGAATACAAGCGAATAACTCCTCGGAATATCACAGTACAGAGTAGGTCAGACCGGCCATTTCGCTATATCGGATATGATTCAAGTTGGGACACAGTCAGAGAGCGTATTATTAACAATATCGGTGGGTATCTCACGCTAAGAGAGTTTAATACGAGATTGTATGTAGACTGGACTAAAGATATAGGAATTACAAAAGAGAGCCCAATCAAGCTGGGTCAAAACATCAAATCCGCGAGTCGTGAAGTTGACTTTGACGGTCTTGCTACAATCATTGTCCCAATTGGTGCGGACTTACAGAGCCAAAACCAAGGACAAGAGGAAGACCAGAGTCCAGACGTTACACGAGCTCAGCTCGACATCCGAAGTGTGAATGACGGGAAGATGTATCTAGCTGATGAAGAACTGATAAAAGAGTTTGGTTTCATTCGGAAATCAGTCATCTGGACAGAGATTGACAATCCAAGCATTCTCTTGGCTCGTGGTAAGCAGTATTTGAGAAACCAGAAGATTGCGCTGGCTAAATGGACGATTTCAGCGGTTGAACGCTATTTGATTGATAGTCGATACAGTAAGTTTAGAATCGGTAACAAGCACAAGATTATCAATGCACCACTCTCTGGGGTTGAAACTTTGCAAATTCTAGAGAAGAAGATTGACATACTGAATCCGCAGTCAGTTGATTTAACTATCGGTTCACAATCTCAATCACTATCAGCTTATCAATTGCAGACGCAAGAAGCTGATAACTCGATTGAAAAGCTCAAGCTAGACCAGTCTATAGCTACTAAGCAGAAGAAACTTGAGCAATTAAATGCTCAGTTATCTGCGCTTAAATCTGCTAGTCAGTCTAAACCTGTCGAGCCAACAGCTCCGACAGCTCCCGGTGCTAATGCGACGGATGCTGAACGTGAAGCTTATAATAAAGCTCTTGCAGATTACAATGTTGCTAAAGCCGATTATGACGCTAAACTCTCAGCGTTTAACACGAGTCAGCAAGAGCGTGCTCAACGTATCAGTGAGCTAGAAGCTGAAATCGCTCGATTACGAAATGAATTAGGAGGTGCTTAATGCCGCAAAACGAAGCAGAGGGACGCTTGAACCTATATGATGATGTGACCCCTCTTGAAAAAACTAATAAAATCAGTGTCCTTGTGGACGCTATCCGAAAGAAAACTAAAGGAGCGGATGTTCGAGAAGCCATCGCTCGAGGAATGGAAATCACATACGATGACGCCGCTAAGAGCGGAAATACCGACATGGAGGTCGTCAAATCCAGAGAAACTTTTAACACGCTTCCAGACCGACTCGACAACATGTCTAAGAATCTTGATGGTAAGGCTAGTACTAAATGGGTTGAGTCAAAACTCAATGCCATTTCGTCAAACGCTCCCAAGGCTGTTCTTAACTCGTTGGAAGAGATTCAACGTACTTACCCAAACGGGGCCAACGGCATCGTCGTAGCAAGTAATACAGGGAAGTGGTATTACTTCAACGAAGGCGACCGTCATTGGAAAGAGGGCGGTGTCTATCAATCCAGAGGGCTGAACGTTGATGAAGTCACGGCCGATAATATCGACTTCACGGAATCAATCGAGCAGTTATTGAGAGATAAGATTGAAGGTTCAGTCTATCTCTGGAACAATACAGCCATCGGGACTTGGTCTTCTAATGGATGGCTTCGATTCATGCCAATCCCAATTAAAAAAGGGTTTAAATACTATCTATCAAATGTTCGTGGAATCTTCACGTTTGCCATTTCCAGCGACGGCGGACGTCTTGTTAAAAAGTTCTCTGAAACGGATGACTTAATCACTACAGAGTACATCCCACCAGAAGATTGCATGTTGTACGTATCTTCTAGACCAGACGAGACTGCGAGGGTGTTCAATGCTTCTCTCGAAGACTTAAAGAAAGCTAACGTTGACTTCTCAAATCTTCCGGACGGCTATATCTCTCTTAAAATCCCTAAATTAACACTAGATGTTAAGCCGGAAGAGTTAAGCTTCGTTAACATCGTCAAGCAATTGATTGACGAACGTACCTTTAAGATTGGGAAGGCCTGGTCTGGTAGTGGTAACGGTACATACGATGCTGGTACTTGGGGAATCTATCCTAAACTCTACATGCAAGCTGGCGTGACTTACGGTTTAAAAAACATCCGTGGGGTGTTCACTCATTACTTTGATATTTCGGGTAAGAAGCTTAAAACATTCTCTACTACAGACGTGTTAGTCAATCAAGATTTCACTCCTGAAGCTAACGGCTATATCATTATTAGTCGCTTGACTTCGGACGAACCTACAAAGGTCATTCAAGGCGGAAATGCTCAAGCCCATTATCTTGAAAATCTTGATTTTGGATCTAGTGCCATTGCTTCGAAAGTGCCATTCGTCATGCCAGATACGTCAAAAGTGCAGTTTGGTTCAGACATTACTGGCATTGATGCGACTCAAGTAACGACGATTAATAACCTCGGCTATATGAGTCCTATCAAGAAATGGGACAAGAACCGTGGCTTCATTGACACAATCAACGTTTATGTCAAAGATGCAGGTACATACAATTTCGCTATCGGGAACATCGACCAGAATGGTTTGATTGTATCTCCTCGAGTCTTCCAGAAACAGCTTGCAGCTGGGTATAATACGCTTAACGTTCGTGGTGAAGATAAGGAAATCTTCTTTGGCGAACAGCTATTCTTTGAATCTCATGACAATCGTGTGTACGCTTCAAAAGGTGAACGCAACTTAATTCAAGACGCTCAACACGTTACTAATAACGCCGGATATTCTGGAAAGATTATGTACGAAACAGGGCAAACTATCCCTTTCAGCTATCGTGTAGCTAACGAGAGCGCTCTTGAAAAGGTTGAGACGCTGAAGCAGAAAACAGATAAAATCGAGCCTGTCGTTACAGAGCTTGAGTTGTTCAAGAAAACACCGATGATTACCAGCCCGAACGGCACTAAATTCCGCTTGTTAGTTGATAACAATGGCAATCTATCGACAGTTTCAAACATTCCTAGCCGTGTAGCAGTTTTTGGTAACTCAATCTTGAGTCACCCTTGGCTTAAGGGCATGGGTATGGCCGCTAGTGCGCCAGATAAAGATTACTTTACATTGGTTAAAAACTACATCTTATCTAAGAACCCTAGCGCAGTGGTTGAGCGTGGTAATGGCGCAGATTGGGAATCCGACCCAAACAATCGACGTGGTACATTCGACAGTAAAATGAAGCAATCACTAGGTCCAGATACAGATATTGTTATCTTGCAGTTTGGTGATAACCTGAACACCGACGAGAAGCGCAAGAACCTTGAAACAGACATCCCTAACCTTGTGAACTGGATTAGGGCAGCGTCTCCGAAGGCCCTGATTTATTGGGTTGGTATCTACTACGCCTCACCAGACTTTGTGGAGAGAATCAAGCGTATCTGTGCACCGCTTGACGTTACTTTTGTTGACATCTATCAGTTTTCTAAAGACGCTAAATACAAGTCAGAGATGGGCAAGGTGTTGAGACTCCCAGACGGTTCTAACTACACTATTACCAACGCTGGTGTGGCAAGTCACCCTGGAGATTTAGGACACAAGGCCATTGCGGATGAAATTATCAAGAACTTTCTAT